ATCGGTTAATAGAACAGATACTAATTCTTGGCTGACAGGTTCATCATTATTTTACAATGATGCTGGCGGAGAAATTAGAACAGATGGAACAAACTCTACTGAAGACTATGGAACTTTAACTGCTGGAGATATTTTAGGTATAGCTTTAAATATGGATGATAAACAAATTACTCTTTATAAAAATGGAAGTGCTATTGCTTCAAATGTTGCTCTATCTTCTTCTATATCAGAAGCTATGCCAACTTTTTTAACAGATGCTAACGATGTAATTTTTAAAGTTAATTTTGGTGGCTGTTCAGCTTTTGATGTTTCATCAGGTAATGCAGATGACAATGGATATGGAAATTTTGAGTATGATGTTCCTACTGGATATTATGCACTATGTACTAAAAACTTAGCGGAGTTTGGATAATGGCTTATACAGCAGTAGACGATCCATCAGCACACTTCAAAGTTCAGCTTTATACTGGTAATGGTAGCACACAAGTCATTACTTTTGATGATACTGATACCAACATGCAGCCCGATATTGTCTGGTTAAAAAATCGAAATAGTTCAGGGCACGATCATTTTCTTTTTAATGTTCTTGATGGAGTACAACAATTTTTATCTACAAATGATGGAGGTGCTTTAGCATCATCCGATTCTAGTTATTTAACAGCATTTGGTAGTGATGGATTTACTTTAGGTTCTTCAGATGGAATGAATGAAAGTAGTATTACATTTGTTTCTTGGAATTGGAAGTGTGGTGGAAGTGGTTCCACAAACAATGATGGTTCCACAGCATCAACTGTTTCAGCAAATACTACAAGTGGGGTTAGCCTTGTAAAACACACGGGCACAGGTTCCGCAACTAATATTGGACATGGTCTTGGGGCTGAACCGAAAATTGTAATTTCAAAAAGAACTAATGATTCTAATAGTTGGATTTTTCATTCATCTCTTGTTGCAGGTTCTTGGACATCAAGTAATTATTTAGTATTAAATTCAACTGCGGCAATAGCAAGTTCTACTACTTCTGTTGATGCTGCAAGTTCAAGCACTATTTCTTTTGATGGTAGTGATGATTGGGTCAATGCAAGTAGTGACAGCTATACACATTTTATTTATGCACCCAAACAAGGCTTTAGTAAATTTGGAACCTTTACTGCAAATAATAATAGTTCAGGGCCATACATACACCTCGGATTTCGTGCCGCTTGGATTATGATTAAAAGATACTCAACTTCAGGAAAGCCGTGGGCTATAATGGATAATAAAAGAGTTGGATATAACGTAGATAATAATGTTTTAAATGCAAACGCTGCTGATAATGAACATACTAATGACTATATCGACATCTGTGCAAATGGTTTTAAAATTCGGGATAACAACCAAGATGTAAATAATCCAGATGGTGGAAATTACTTTTTCATGGCATTTGCAGAGTCTCCATTTGTTAATAGCAACGGCGTTCCAAATAATGCTAGGTAGGATAAAATTATGTTACAAAAAGTAAAATTTGCACCAGGATTTAATAAACAAGTTACCGCAACGGGTGGTGAGAGCCAATGGGTTGCAGGTGATAATGTTAGATTTAGATATGGTACACCAGAGAAAATAGGTGGTTGGTCCCAATTAGGTTCGGTAGATATTACAGGTCGTAACACAGCTATTCATCACTTCATCAATACATCAGGTATCAAGTATGCTGTGCTTGGAACTAATAGAATTTTATACGCTTATTCAGGTGGTATCTTTTATGATATACATCCTCTTAAAGCTACGACAACATTAACCAATGCTTTTTCTACAACTAACGGATCAGCAGTTGTAACATTAACTTTTGCATCAGCACATAATATAAATCAATTTGATATTATTTTATTAGATAATTTTACATCTATTACAAATTCTAATTTTAATTCTTCTAATTTTGATGACAACAAGTTTATGGTAACATCTATTCCAACATCAACAACTTTAACAATTAACGTTGGATCAAATGAATCAGGTAGTGGTGCGAGCACATCAGGTGGTATTAGAGTTAGACACTACTATCCAGTAGGTCCAGCTGTAGAGGTTGCATCAACAGGATTTGGTTTAGGCCCTTGGAGTGGTTTTAAAACAGGACAATTTACATCAACATTATCATCAAGTATTAACACATCAGTTACAAGTTTAACAATGGCTAGTTCTTCTTCATTTCCATCATCAGGAACAGTATTGATAGATAGTGAACTTATTACTTATACAGGCAACAGTGGAGGAACTCTATCAGGTTTAACAAGAGGAGCTTCAGGAACAACAGCAGCTTCACACTCATCAGGAGCAACCGTAACCGATGCATCTAACTTTTTTGCGTGGAATGCTGCAGCATCAGGAGACGTAATAACAGCACCAGGAATATGGTCATTAGATAATTTTGGTAATAAACTTGTTGCAACCATTAATAGTGGTGAAAGTTTTGAATGGGACTCTAATCCTACAGGAGCTAATAATACAAGAGCAACTATTATCACAAGTGCACCAACAGCTTCTGCATTTAGTTTAGTATCTACACCCGATAGACACTTAATCTTTTTTGGTACAGAGACAACGATTGGAACAAAAACAACACAAGATCCTATGTTTATAAGATTCTCTTCTCAAGAAGATATTAATACTTATACACCATCAGCAACAAATACAGCAGGTACACAAAGACTTGCAGACGGATCAAAAATTGTTGGAGCTATCAGAGGTCGAGATGCCATTTACATTTGGACAGATACTGCATTGTTTATTATGAGATTTGTTGGTCCACCATTTACTTTCTCATTTCAACAAGTTGGTACAAACTGTGGATTGATTGGACAGAACGCAGCAGTAGAAGTTGATGGTACAGTTTACTGGATGTCGGAAAATGGTTTTTTTAGATACACTGGTAAATTAGAATCATTACCATGTTTAGTTGAAGATCATGTTTATGATGATATTAACACAACACCAAAACAACATATTAATGCAGGATTAAATAACTTGTTTGGTGAAGTAATGTGGTTCTATCCTAACTCAGGATCAGGAACAGTTAACAGAGTAGTAACTTATAATTATCTAGACTCAAGTCCTCAGCGACCAGTATGGACTACAGGAACATTAGCTAGAACAGCGTGGCAAGATTCTGCTGTATTTGGTAAACCTCATGCAACAGAATATGATGATGATGGTACAACGGCTACAACAGATACAAATTATATTTTTGGTAATACAGATGGTACATCAACATATTACGAACATGAAACAGGATTAAATCAAGTTAAAGAAGGTGCAACGACAGCTATTGCTGCTAATATAGAATCAGGAGACTTTGATATAGGTCAACAAGGATTAGCTGGTGATGGTGAGTTTATGATGAAAATAAGAAGAGTAATACCAGATTTTTTAACACAAACAGGAAATGCAGTAGTCACCTTAAATTTAAGAGACTTTCCAAATGACACACAAGCTAGTTCTACATTAGGACCCTTTACGATTACAAGTGGTACACAGAAAATTGATACACGAGCTAGAGCAAGATCTATATCTTTAAAAATAGCTAATACAAGCACAAGTCAATTTTGGAAATTAGGAACATTTAGAATAGACTATCAACCCGATGGAAGAAGATAATGGCTAGAATTGTACAATCTTTAACACAACCAAATAGAGAATATGATCAACAAGTACAACAATCATTTGTTAGAGATGTTGATAGTGTAATACAAAAACTTAACACAACATTTCAACAAGACGTAAAAGACGAAGTTGAAGCGTTTAACTTTTTCCTAGCATAATGGCAAATTCTTTTGTAAATAAAAAAGTTGATCTAACAACAACAAGTGCTACAACACTATATACTGTACCTACAGCTACAACAGGTGTGGTTAGATCTATATTGGTATCTGAAGATTCTGGTAATGCTGATACTATAACAGTTACTATTACTAACACAAGTGATGCTGTATTTAGCTTATTTAAGACTAAATCTATATCAGCAAATGCAACAACAGAATTACTATCAAATCCTTTAGTTTTAGAGGAAAGTGAAGTATTAAAAGTAACAGCAGCAACTGCAAATAGACTACATGTGGTGTTGTCTGCTCTAGAGATTAAACCTAGAGATACTATAACATAGTCTTGATTTACTAGGAGAAACCTAGTAAGTTGATAAACTCAGGTGAAATTCCTGCCTTAAAAATTTAATTTAATAAACATATGATAACAAGAGCTCAAATGCAAAGACAGTTACGTAATAGAGGTGGTGTAATGACCGTCAAAACTATCCGTAAAAAATACGGTATAGGTAGTGATTTAAAAGACTTTGTTAGAAAAATAATACCAAATGAAATAGCAGATGTTGCAGTTAAAGCTGCACCTATCGTTGCTCCGTTTAATCCAGGAGCAGCAGCATTGATGAGAGGTATTGGAAGATTTGATCAAAGAGGTAGTCTTAGCGATGCACTTAAACAAGGTGCATTAACTTATGCTGGAGGTAGAGGTATAGGAATGTTGGGTGGAGCTCAATCGCCAGAAGGATTTTTAGGTCGTCAAAAATTTAGTATGGAAGGTTTTAAAGAAGGTCCAATTGGTCGTTTGTTTCAAAGTCCAACAACTGATTCAAAATTTAAAAAACCAAATATTAAAGACGTGTCTGAAGAAACAACAGGATTAAAAGGGTTTACAAAAAAAGTAATAAAAAAATTACCTGAAGGAGTTGCGGCACAACTAGCAGCAGGAACGGTAACAGCTGGAGCTTCTTTATTAGCTAGTTACTTTCAAGGAGAGTTTAGAGAACAAGAGCCTGGTGAAACTATGGAAGATTATTTAGTTGCAAGAAAAGAAGCAGTAGGTAGTCAAATGAGAACGTATATGGATAACTATTTTAAATTTGATAAAGACTATTCAACTATGACAGATTCACAAAAAGATGCATTTGTTGCAAGATACAATGTTCGTGATGGTGGTAGAATAGGATTTTCTAATGGAGGAGAAAAACCTTCAGGAGTTGAAGCTATTTTAGGTGGAGACGCTTCTGATAATATGAAAGTATTTCAAATAAAAAAATTGTTAGAAGAAGGTGTAGATGCTGCAGATATTGCAAAAATACTTAAAATAGATTTAGAAGTAGTTACTGATGTTGTAAATGTAATGCCAAAAGACAATGCTGCAAAAATTAATGAGTTAGTTGAAAAAGGCATGACTATGGATGAAGCTATTCAAAAGATAGCACCAGGTACTAAATCCTCTGTTGAATTTACTAGAGAAGAACTAGGTCTAGGACCATTAAAGATAAATCAAGAAATAGACAAGTTATTAAAAGAAGGTGTAGACATAGAGATTATTAAATCTATGACAGGTGCAACTGATGAATTAATTCAAGAGCGTATAAAAATTGTAAGATTTAGTCCAAGTAATGAAGTGTTTGAAGATGCTTCTGATAGAAGAATGTTTAAAGATGCTCCACGCAAACTAACTTTAGGTGTATTAGGTTTAAAAGATGCTCCACGCAAACTAACTTTAGAAGAGCAAATTATTCAAAAGATTAGAGAAAAAAGTAAACCTAAAAAAGCCAAAGGGGGTTTAATGAGCATACCTGTTAGAACAAACTCTGAAGGTACTAAAGAATTAGATATGAGAAAGAGTGGCGGTTTTGTTCCAATTGGTGTAAAAGAAAAGGCAGATGACGTTCCAGCAATGTTATCTAAAAATGAATTCGTAATGACAGCTGATGCAGTACGAGCTGCAGGTGGCGGTAGTATAAATAAAGGAGCACAAAGGATGTACGACACAATGAAAAAACTAGAGAGTAGGGTAGCATAATGGCAATTGACACAAAAAAAATGCAAGATGATGCAGGAGATGTTTTAGGCTTGTTGCGTAAAATTTCACCAAGTGGTATGGCAAGATCAGTTGCTGAAAGGTTACAAGGTAATCAATCTCAAATTATGAAAGCTATTAAACAAATTTTAAAACTTAATCCAACAACAGCTGGAGCAACACAAGCTGTAGAGTTTATTGTAGATAGATATGAATTACCTGAATCAGTTGCAGCAAGATTAGTAGCAAACGAAATGACAGATGCAAATGTATCAACTGATCCATCAGGATCGGCAGATGAAGGTTTTCCTAGTAGACCAGAATTTGAATCTTCTGCAGAAGACACATCTATGCCACCTAAAAGAAAAATAGATTTAGCAGAACTTTTAAAAAGATTACCTAAAAGAGGTGATATAATAGATCCTGATTTTGAAAGACCGAGAAAAAGATTTCCTAGAGAGGATAGATTTTATCCAGAAGAATTTACAGATATCATGCCTGAACTTGAAGGTGTTAATCCAGAAGACAACCCTATGTTTATAGGACCAACAGAAAAAAGAGAGGGACTTTTAAATCTTTTATTAAAACTAAATAGGCCTGGACCAATGAGAAATTTAGCTAATGGTGGACGTGCAAGTTTTCAAACAGGTGGTGTAACAGAACAAAGACAATTACCACCAGAATATATAGAAGCAGCACAGAAAACGTTTTTAGCTGATCTTACAAGACAAGCTGGTATACCAAGTATTACCACAGCAACAACACAA